CGGCATCCACCTTGGCCACCACCGCCAGGCCCAGCGCCAGCCCGGCCAAGGCCGCCCAGCCTAGCCGCCATTTAGCACAACAGTCATTCCGGCAACAGCGCGTTTTCCAAAAATAGCATTCATTGCAGCTGTTTTTTGGACATTGCCCATTTTCGCTGTGCCTTTGCGCAATTGATTCATGATGTCAAACATATCGCGCATATTACCATTGGAATCTTTGATCTCAACTTTAAGCTTTTTCAACCATCCTTTCGCGCCAGCCGTTGGGGCAGCAAGATTTACAAACGCCGTTCGCAGGGCGGTACCAGCGAGAGACCCTTTAATGCCCGCATTAGCCATTGTCGCAGCCATCGTATTAAACGTCTCAATAGACGCCCCAGCATTCGTCGCAACCGGTCCAGCCATCTTCATCGTCTCGAACAACTGTTCCATGTCGGTATTAGCTGATGTGACAGTCGCCGCCATAACATCAGTGACACGGGATAGATTGGTCTGTAGCTGGGCTGTATCCTTAGTCATTAGGCCAAACGCGCCGAGAGAATCTGAGGCGATGTCCGTCGCTCGGGCCAAATCCATACCAGCTGTCGTTGCAAGATCAACGACTCCGGGCAGCATTGACATAGCCTGCTCAGCATTAAAACCAGCCATCGCAAGAAAATCGAGACCACGTGCGGCGTCTGCTGCGGTAAATTGAGTTTCCGCGCCGATCTTTCGCGCAACCGCACCAAGTTTTTTAAATGAATCCGTCCCGCGCTTAATGACTTCAGGAAATTTCGCGCCGGCTCGGGTCAGCGCCGAGTCGAAATCGACAAACTCTGTGACCGCCGCTCGAATCCCTCGGCTCAATGTCGCGACCCCACGCTGAATAAGTCCAGCAGTGAGAACACCTTTAAGAATCGACTTGAAATCTGTAGCTGACCGAGAGGCTTTTTTAAAAGCTTTTGAAGTTTTATTGCCAAATAATCCCGCCAACGTCGCATTTTTTTTGAAAATTGGGGATATGAGGTCTTTCCCTTTGAACAACGTTGACACGATCATCGGTGGCATTAAGATTTTCCATTCGTAGGTTTAGGCTTTGACGCCTCGCGTTCAATCTCCCAAAGGGAATGCCAATACTCCAATTCAAGATAATCCATTTGTTTTAACTCAGCTGGCGCAATATTTTTGTGTATGAACAAAACGCCCATCCATTTATCAATTTGATGGGCTACGCCGTTAAAAAAACTGCACCCAGACATTCTGCTACACCCACATCCGTACCAGTCAAAGATGAAATGGCTTCTTTTGAAGTATTGGATAATGAACCCATTAAACAATAAATTTTGCCATAAAAATCATCTTCTTTTGCTTTTTGCATTGCCATTTTGGATTTTCCACTCATTATTCCATATACAATCTGAGTAGTTTCTCCTTTTGGAACTTTCAGCCGTTGAATTACAGTCAACCCTTTATCAGAAGTAACCTCGACATATCCTTTCCGGACATAACGAATCAAACGCTTAATTGCACTTCGCATCGCCTCTTGTATACGGGCGTCTTCGTTCTTAAAATCGTCGAAATCTTCAAGTTCAATATCATAATAATCCAACAATAAATCCACTTGATCTTTCGCGGGTTGCTCATCTAATATGTACTTTGACATCAATCACCTAGTTCCCAAATAATACCCAATCATTCTCAGGCATAATCACGATCGTCGCTCGACCGGTGTCCGTTTCTCTGTTCTCAAAATTAATCTGTCCACGCGCCGAATATGTTGAACCATCGGCCAGAGTTACTGACATGTTCAGTAGATCCGTCGAATCAGCAAAGCGCTTAATCTGGTCCGCCTCCTCTGGATTCGTCAGCAAAGTGACCGACTCAAAATTTGGCGTTCGCTTTGTTTTTTGCAACATCGCATCGCCCGACGACGGCAACATTACATTCTCATAAATGCTCAGCATTTGCGAAATATTGACATCCGCAGCGAATCGATAAGTGATCCCTTCGATCATCAGATTTCGTGGGGTGCCTACAACATTTCCCATAGTGATCTCCTATTGTGTAAACACCGTTAACGCGGTGTCAAATTGGATCAAAGTATCAGTCACCCAAGCCTCGCCACTCAGTATGACCGGTATGATCACATTAAACCCGGTGCCGCCAGGTCGTATCTCCACATAGTTTCCAGTTTTTATCCTGTTTATCGTAAACGACGCGGCATAAATCCAACCGAGGGACTCCCACGCGCGCGCCAGAGCGATGATATCGTTTTGCACAGCCTGTTTGTCTTTGACTTTTTGCCGCGCCGTAATCGATGTCACCTTGCTGACATCCGCAACGATCGAAATACGTCGCCATCGTTCCTGCGCAAAATTCGCCCGAACAGAATTCGTGATGTTTTGCAAAACCGAAATCGCTCGCATTGAGCGATAACCGTTGCTGTCAGTCGGGATGTCATCGGGATGATAAAACGTAACGACGTTTCGCAGTTTAACAGCGCCATCCTCAACGATCGTTGGGCTAATGCCCGCCCTAACAGCGAGGTCGGCCCGTGAATAGTCACTCGTCCAGCGTTCAAATGTCGTACCCGGGAGCACATCGTCGAGAATCACATCGACATAACTCTCAGCAGCGTTGCCGTTGTTGATCCGAGCGATATGTCCGAGAGCTACCGCAGCGATCTCTTGCGGATGATTTGGGGATGTCGGGACGGCAATGACGCCGTTCGTCCGATCGTATTTGCGGCTATCTCCCAAAGCAGTCAGATAATTAAATCCGGCATTCCCTGATGTAAAATTCCCGTACAACGATCGCAACGGTCGCTGTACGAGTTTAGCATAGTTTCCGGAAAATGTATTCCCTCGACCGTTCCAATTTGAAATCAAATCCAATACAGTACTATCTGTCAGCAATGACGAGGTAACCAGATCCGTAAAATACTTTTCGTTTTGCTCGTCATTGACCCCAAGCCAATCGAAAAAATATAAATCCGAGAAATCAACACCGCCAACACCGCCAGACGGCTGCGTTACAAGGACTGATACCCCTGTTGGAAACGATTGACCGAACCCTTCGTTAAAAGTGATCTTAACGAAATTACCATAGTAGCTACCATTTTTGCAAATGACATTCGCTGCGCCGGCTATCGGTGCGGTTGTTGACCCATAGACGTACAAAGTCCTATCGGCGTTGAGCGCAGCGACGATCGCGTTTTCGATATCCTCAGACGTATCATCGTCATTAACCAACACCGGCACATACTCACCTGAAATATACAAATGCAAAATGCCCGACAACACGCCGGACGCCGTGACCTGTATCGCGCCCGTTGCCTGCACCGGCGTCGAATCCTCAGGACTCGCTATGGCCCAGGTCTCTACACCACCCGACGATTTGTACAACCAACGAGCGATACGATAAAGCTCGAAGCCGTAGCCGAATTTTAGGCCGACTTCTTCTGGCGACGAAACCCTGTAGAGTTTTTGATATTCGAACGAAACACCTTCGAGATCTGGATCGGCCAAGCCATACATAAGAATCCGCCGTTGCAGAGTTTCCGCAACTGGCGTAACCTGAACGTTTTCGACACCAACACCTATGGCCGCTGCGAGACTATTGGGGAAAAGTGTTGATGTCATCAGAATAATCCTACGCCGTCAAAATTGAAAGGCTCGTGTCAAAATGAATTTCATTGTTGAAAATCCGACCGACACCACTCAAAATCACAGGGATCGTAATGTCAAAACCAGTTCCGCCCGCACGAATTGCGATGAAATTCCCGGTTTTGATTTGATCGATTGTATACTCAGCTGTATAAATCCAACCTCGGGCCTCCCATGCTCGCGCCAACGCTACCACGTCGTTTTGTACAGCCACGATGTCACGCGATTTTTGTTTATCAATAACTGATGTCACCTTACTGACATCAGCAACAATAAAAATGCTCTGCCATTTTTCCTGGTTGAAATTCACACGGACCGAATCCGTGATATTTTGAATTTTTGAAATATTGACCTGAGCTGCATAGCCGTTGCTATCAACAGGCACTGAGTCCGGGTGATAAAACGTCGCGACATCCTGCAAAATCACCGAACCGCCGCTCACGATCGTCGAGCTGATACCGGCGCGGAGAGCCGTGTCGCGGTTCGTATAATCACTCGTCCAGCGGTCGGCAATCGCACCCGGAATAATCCCAGGAAGCGCTTTGCCAACATAATGTTCGGCTGCAATGCTATTGTTCGTCAGAGCCTCGATGCCTAACGTCAACGCGGCGATCTCCTGCGGATGATTCGGGCTACCAGGCACTGGCACAAGCCCGCTGGTCCGGTCCTGTTTGCGCCCATTGCCCAGAGCTATCAGAGTAGTCAAAGCGCTTGAACCGGGAGCTGTGTCGCCAATGAGAGACCTCAGCGGACGTGCTACCATCTTGGCATAATTGCCTGAGAAGGTATTGCCCTCACCGTTCCAAATGCTGAGCGCGTTGAGCGTTGTGGTGTCCTGCATATATCCGTGGGACAGCTCTGTGAAATAATCCGCGTTCTGCTCATCGCCGGTCCCCAGAGCATCCAAAGCATCTTGGATGTCGGGCAATCCCGAACCGCCAGTCAGCTGGACGATGGTAATCGACGTGATGCCTTCCGGCGTCTCTTCGCCAAAACCCCAGTTGAGAGACATGTCAATGTAATTACCCCACAGGCCTCCAGATTTCGCGTCGACGGTCACAACCCCGGCGAGCGAAGACGCTGTCACTGGGAGAGTCGCATCAGCGTTGATCGCTGCAGCGATCGCCGTTGCAATTGCCGTCTCATCGTCACCCTCAGCGACTGTTACAGGAACAGACTCACCAGCGATATACAAAGGGAGTGGTCCCGCGCTTGCACTCGTCGCTACGATCGTGATCGTCCCCTGAGCAAACGCCGCTGCAACGTTTTCGAGCTGCGGAATTACCCAGGTCTCGACACCGCTCGATCCGAGAAAAGCCCATTTGGCCAACCGATATAGCATAAAGCCGAAGCCAAATCGATCACCGACATCCTCTTTTGACGTCACGAGGTATGGTGTGTTTTCGACGATGCTCGTTTTTGTCGTTTCGTCGAACGTCCCAATGAGTACGATTTTTCGAGGCAGTGTATTCGCACTCGGAGCAAATTGTACATTTTTTGCACCGACACCAACCGCTGCCGCTAAACTGCTAGCCGAAATATTTGATGGCATAAATACCTCCTATGGTATCGGTGTATGATCAATCAACACACCGGTTTGCTCATTATCATCATTCTCAATGTCAATCACATTGTCATAAATAGAACCTTCAACTCCGATATCACCAGTGATGTCCTCTTCTAACGTACAAGTCAATCGCATCGATCCAGTAATCGTAATCAGTTGTCCACCAATGATTCCCCGAGCCACATCGATGCCGCCCGGTTGATCTTTTCGCGGGTTATCCAACCAACGATTCGCGATCACACCAACTGGCATCCCGAGATCTAAATTCGTCCCGTCCATGAGTATTTGATAGACAATCCCTGCTAATTCGTCCCATGACTGATCCGCGAGATTCTCAGCCAATTTTACATTCGCAAGTGCGGTCTGCAACTGCGGTTGAGTAGAATCTGGATTGTCTAACGTAGCCAAATCAACTCTCGCCGATTTAGTAACCATAAGCTCAATCGTGTAAGTCGCGTCGTGCATTATTGGACCAACCAAACCGCCTTTATCTTTCGGAAACTGGCCTTCGTTGTAATACACGCGCACGAGACGATTGTTATTCAGGGTTTCTTCGGCATCTTCGGTTTTTGTTTGATAACCAACTACGCGGAAACGCCCTGCTGCCGCGGCACTCAATATACCCACGATATTTGATTGTAGCGTTTCGAAATTCATCGTCATTACACGTCCTGCTCTGCTTTCATCAAAACGAGCAAAATCCAGGGGTACGAATCCCCGCTTTGCGGTGCCAATTCCATGATGTACGTTTCAATATCTGATATCAAACTCGGTTCTTTTGGAATTGTCACTGCCCAGACCTCATCCGCCGCAGGCACACGATCTAACGATGATTTTCGAAGCGTTACCATCGGATCATTAACTCGATAAGGCATCCCCGTTTGCGGAGTCACCTCGAATCGAGCATACACGACGCGCCCCATAAGCAATTGCGTCTGGGGCACGCCGGTATCATGTGCATCATAGATTTGTCGTTCACCGTCGGGTGAGACGAGCGAGACGGGAAGTCCGAATCCATTGACTGAGTCTTCGATCATGACCCCCAAATCCCGCTCCATTCTCTCCCGAAGGTTTCCCATTTACTCGTCTTTCTTCTTCTCTTTTTTTGGCGTGGTCTTTGCCGCGCGGCCGCGCCGCGTCTCATGATAAGCACGCCCTGCCGCTACGCAATATTCTGGGTATCGCGAGCAACGATCGAGAATTTTTTTATCTTCACCGTCATGATCGGCCAATGCTTCGCCCAACGCTTTGGCCTTCGTAAGAGTCGATTCGATCGCGAGTTTCAACGCCTCTTCATGTTCTTTTGGACACTCTGAACCGGTTCGCAATTTTCGACCCTTGTGATAGATCGTCACGTAGCTCGGGATAATCATTTCTTATCCCCATTCGTTGCCTTCGGCTTTTTCGGCATTGGCACAATGATCGTTTCTGGGACAAACTCTTCGATCTCAGTTCGAAATCGCTTTAAAAGTTTGAGGTCTGGATTGAGAATGAAATCCTCGGGAATCTCTTTTCCAGCTTCAATGATTTTTTTATTCGGGCCTGAACCGAGCTTCAACACACCCTTTCCAATCCATCGATGAGGCATCATGCAACTCCTTTCATCAGATAGAACGCATCCGTATGATAGGGTGCGTAGATCGGGGCGACCTGCGATCGGAACATCACATAGCGATCCCCAACTTTAAGATCGAAATGATACATTCGCGGATCGAAATTCGGGCCCCAAGCGTTTACCCGGGCTGGCACGCGCAAAGTCGTTGGATCCATGCCCATGTAAAATTGATACTGCTGTCGCCGAATCGGATCCATGGGGAGTTGATTACTTGGCCCGAAATACCGGTCGGCTCGGGTCATCGGGTTGAACAGCAGAACTTGATCAGTCGGCATGTATTTCGTCCAAGTGCCATTATCCAACTGGTATTGCTCGCCATAGGTAAAGATCTCGAAAACATGCCCATTGTAGGTAGTCAGTCGCGCTTGATAGGTAAACCCGGCGTCGACAAACCTTTGAAACTCTGCAGGTGGAGCCATATTGGGATTGTCTCTGACACGTGAAAGGCGACGATTATCAGCAAGCGTTGTCCAAACCGAATTTTGGTAAAACGCTGAGAAAGAAGCCTCTCCCATCAATGCGCCGTTGAAATCGACTTTGCCATACTGACGACCAGCTTCCCAGCCATCGTCCATGTCCTCAACCGGATTTGCCGCACTAGTCCAAGCCGTACCAAGAGTCACCGTCATGTTCGCGTTTCTGAAAAAATCGATGTAATCGTCAGCTACAGCCGCGTTTTCCACGATCGGTTGCTGTCCATCGAGAATCGATTTCGATGCCAACCAGTTTTGCATCCTGGCGAGTCTCAGCAAATGCGCGCGATGAATTTCATATGCCCGGATTCGGAGCCGTTCCACTTTGGTTTTTGGTTGATAGTGAGTTTCACCGAAAACTCGCTCGTCGAGTACTTGAGCATGGATGTCGCCGGTTTCCTCAGCGAACGGAAAAGTCGTTACGAGGTCTGTCCACTCCTGTACATCCGTGCGTTGCTGCGTACTGCCAATAGAATCTCCAAAGGCCCCACGGCGTCTGAGTTTCGCACGGAACTCGCCGTTGATTCGGCGAATCTGCAACTCAAACGCAGAGTTGTCAGGCATGTATTGAGTGATCGAACCCGGTGACTGACCAAAGAAACTCAAAAACGCAGGTTTGAGACCGACGAGCTCGTGCTCGTCCATCCCGCCAATCATCATACGGGTGTAGGTGTCTAATGTATTCGGTGCCGCGTAAGTTAACATCCAAGCACCTCCTAGGCATTCTCGGGTCGATCAATATCGACACCAGGGATGGGGATAATGTCGGCTTTGATCAACATATCCCGGATTGTTTGATTCTGGTTCGTCAACTCAGTTTCCAATGTGAGAGAGTTTTCCAACACGATTGACGCTTCATCGATCACACATTTAACATAAAGCTGATAGCCAGTAATGTCACCAGCCTGAATCGCCGCCTCAGTTGCAGTGTGTACCGACAAACCCGCTGGGATCTCCGTACCGTCCGCCGCCGCCGCATTGGTTAGTGGAACCAATTTATTCGTGGCCGGGTCCCGCGCCATTACTGTATAAGACACGAGATCTCCGGACCGCCCGCCGTCCTGGGCCAATGTTTCATTGTCCTTGAACAACGCATCACCACGCAGAATCGGAGTGGTGTCGACATTACTTCGTCCATAAGGCAGCGCCATTATACCACCTCAATGTCTTTCCCAGACATCTGTGCCTGCCAAGCCAAAACATCTGCCTCGGTGCGGATCTGACCGTCTGTCGATAGAGCGACGTTAGACCCGACAGTCTCCGGTGCAGGCTGTTCGGCCGTCTCAGCTTTCGCCTCTTCGGATTTTTTCTCTTCGGCCATTACGTCGAGAATGTCGACAAGACTTTCAAGGGCTTCAAAAGATTTGTTACCCTCAAGGACCATGACTGCCTTCTCTTGTAGCTTTTTCGGGTAAGCGTCGATTTTCAAAAACGATGCGATTTTCTTGTTCTCCGACCGCATCTGCCCAACACCCGCCTCCAAACCCGCCGAGTACTGCGCTTTGAGAAGCGCCTCGTGCTCGACTCTGGCAGCGGGGTGTTCAGCCAATAGCTCAGCCAGTGTCATTGCTGCAATCCTTTCCCCCGCGATTTGAGCGGGTTGTGCATTGGCGCTCGTTGAACGCCGTTTTATCCCATACACCGGGGTAACGCCCGGCGCTAAAGGTTTTCCTGTTCGAAACGTTTGATATTTGTTTGGATCGTTTTGCCGAATATGCCATGTATCTGATTTTTCAACAATTGGGCTCGACTTAAACTCATGATCTCGTGCCCATTTTGCTGCCGATTCTTTCGTTGGAAAATTCGCTTTTTTGAAAATCAGAGTTTGAATTTCTGAATTTCCACGGCGTGTCTGCTCTTGCGCTTCAATTTCATAATCATGTTTGTCTTCGCGAACACCAATCATGAAAGCGTCAATCGTGGTAATCTCATCAATCATCCCAACTTCAAGTGCTTTTTTTGCAATTACCATTGCGCCCTTACCGAAATTATTTAAAACAGTTTCAACTGAAACATTACGATTTAGTGCTACGGTTTCAATAAAAACATCAGCAAGATCGTTGACAATTTGTTGTAAAACTTGCTTACCTTCTTTGGTTTCCGGATTAGCCCGTTTCATTGGCGATTGAGCCGAAATGATTTCTCTCGTCTGATTATCATTTTTAGAATAAACCAAAACAGCTCCAATGGAACCAGGTAAACCAATATCTGTCGAGGCAATCCAATCCGTTGCGCTGATAATCCAATAAGCGGCGCTTCCTGCTTGGCCAACAATAAACGATTTCGTTGGCTTTGTACTCACCTTAATCAAATTAGCAAAATCAGAAATTCCAGTTGTCGAACCGCCA